CAACTATTAATGCTGGTACCGTAATTCCAGTTAATGAGGGAACGGCAACTTCTGGTTTTTACGCTCGTGTAATGCCAACCGTAGGTTTTGGTTCAAGCAGCTATTTAACGCCCGGTGAGGCTTTTTCTGTGTTTGGGCGTGTTCAGTGTGGCGCTCCTTTCTCTGTAGCTCCTTCTACTACTTTTAACCACATGGCTGGTACAGTAGGTGAGTTTGCAGTTATTGGCACCTACTCTAACAACGGCTTGATGGCTGGTGTGATGGGTATCATCAATACCAACACTCTGTCTGGCGATGCTGCTGTGATGGCGTTCATGGATGGCGATTCTGGTTTAACTACCGCTCGTTGCGCTTTTGGTGTTGCAATGGCTCAAACTACCGGGGGTTCAGGTTTTGAATACGGCCTTGACCTAAAGATGCAAGACCCTGTTGCTGATGGTGGTGGCCCCTCCAGCATTGCTCCCTACCAAAAAGCCAACATCCGCATGGAAGATGATGTTGTAGTTATGGTTGACGCAGGTGTTCCAACTAACGGTACTACTGGCGATAACTTTGCTGGCACGGGCTCTCTGTATGTTGATTCAACCGCTGGTAAGTTGTATATCAACACCGGCGCTATCAGCAACCCAACTTGGGTTGTTGTTGGTACTCAGACCTAATGCTGACTCATAAAGACCCAGAGGTCCAAGCCATGCTTGGGCTTCTGGAGAGCCAAAGAGATCACGCTATGGGACTCGTAGCGGCAATGGCAAAGGAAAATGCGGAGTTAAAAGCCCGCATGTTAGACGCACCAGAACCGGAGCAACAACATGACGATGCAGTATGACGTAAAGTCGTATCACAACACAGTGTCGGGCGTGGCCGTGCCATACCGCGTGCGCCTAAAAGGGATTGTGGTTTCGCCTTCCACCACTTCCAATCTGAATGTGACGTTTGCAAACAATGTCCCAGAAGCGGCCACCTACAACATTCCCGGCACTGCGGTTTGCACGGTTACGTATGCTAACCACGGTCTAGCTGTGGGAGACAGAGTTGTTCTGAATTTCCTGACTGGCTCGGCTGTACCAGACACATATACCGTTGTCACAGTCCCAACAACAGGCACATTTACTGTTACTACAGCCGTGTTAACCACCAGTGGTAATGTGACAATGTATCAGGATGTGTTGGTTGAGATTGATTGTGCTACTGGAACATCGTTCTACACACTGATCCCCGGCGAGGGCGTATTGGCATCGGTGGGTATTTATACGTTCTTGCCGTCTGCTACGGTAACAACGACCATCTTTTACGGATAGGATTGCATTATGGCCATGCAAACCGACGTCGAGTCCTATCACGTAACAACGTCTAGGACGGTGACCACCAGTCAAGTACGCCTTAAAAGCATTACGGTGTCTCCGAATACGGCATCTTTGCGTAGTTCGGCAGTGGCTGATCCTACCGTTTTTAAGACGGGTACATACGCTAGGCTTGCCGCCAGTACCACTGTTACAGTGACTATCACGGCGCACGGGTTAGAGACGGGTGATAGGGTCTTTATGGACTTCACCACCGGCACAGCAGTGGATGGGGTCTATGCAATTACCAAGACCGACGCAAACGTTTTTACTGTAATAACCGCAGCTAGTACCGCAACCAGCGGCGCGGTGACGTTTTACAGCAGCATTCTGTTGGAGCTTGACACGTACAACATCATTGGCTTGCCGGTCACCATTCCCGGTCAAGGTATACTTTGTAAAAACGGTATGTTTGTAGGCGTTGGTGGCTCAGTAACCGCAACGGTGTTTTATGGCTAAGAAAAAAGGTCCGGTTCTCTCGGTTGGTCGCGGTGAAAAACTGCCCATCTCCAAGGGGGCGGGCTTGACCGCCAAAGGCCGTGCCAAGTACAACGCTGCTACGGGTAGCAACCTCAAAGCCCCGCAACCGCAGGGCGGCAAGCGCAAGGATTCGTTCTGCGCCCGTATGTCCGGGATGCCCGGCCCGATGAAAGACGAGAAGGGTAAACCCACCCGTAAGGCGGCTGCTCTTGCAAGATGGAAGTGCTGACATGACACAGACTCACGACACAGTTAAAAACATCATTGACCTTGCGTCGGTGGTCGCTGCTATTGGATCATTCTTGGAACTCCTTACACCTATCTTTGGTTTGATCGGCGCCGTATGGACTTTGATGCGTATCGCTGAGATGGTCACAGGGAAACCGTTTTCTGAAATTATTGGGCGGAAGAAACCCGATGCCAGCAACAAGTGAGAAGCAAAAGCGGTTCATGGATGCCGCAGCACACAACCCCGCATTTGCAAAGAAGGCTGGCGTGCCCGTATCTGTGGCCAAGGATTTCAGCGAGAAAAGCAAGGGCGTCAAGTTCGGGGGCAACAAATCCCGACCTGATCTTCAGAAGGTAAACGAGCCTAAAACTCGTCAGGGTAAGACTGAACTCTTTAATAAAGGTGGTGATACTATGGCTTCAAAAATGAACCCCGGAATGATGGCAATGATGGCCAAGAAAAAAGGCACAGGGGACTCCCCAATGGGCAAACCTGTTATGAAAAAAGGCATGGACATGGCCAAAGATGGCATGAAGAAGATGGCCTCTGGCGGCATGACCAAGATGGCCAAAGGCGGCGGCATCGAGTCCAAGGGTAAGACCAAGGGCACAATGATCAAGATGAAGAGCGGCGGCAGAGCCTGCTAATTTAAGGAGCTATCATGGCAAGCAAAAAAGCAGGGCGTTTAGCAGGTTTGGCCGCACTGGCTGGTCTTGCCTATATGGCCAACAAAAAAGGCGAGGGCAAAACTCCAGACGCGGTCAAAAGCGACAGCAAAAACGAGAGCAAAAGTAAGAGCTACGACCGCGATACCGACACTGGTGTGGACGCTATGGCTTCTGACGCAGCAAAGAAACCTGCTGCGGATTTGGGCGAAATTCGTGATGAAGAAGGTAGGTTATCAACGCTTCGTCGTAACACCGAGACCGGTGAGATGTATGACCCAATAGGGTCTACTTCGGGGAAAAGCGCGGCTGCAAAGGTTGCTACCCGACCAAAAGCCCCAATTGTTTCGGCAGCAAAAGCGCCTGCCGCAAGCACCGCAATGCCTGAAGGTGCTTTCCGGGGCATTCGTTCTGAAACAAAACCTGAAGGTGCTTATCGTGGCACGCGCTCTGACTCTCAGGCTGCAAAAGACGCTGAGCAGGCAAAACTTACGAGTTCGTATAAGCCACGCAGACCGGACGTAAAACTGAGAGATGCAGACTATCAATACCCGGCCACGGGAGAGTCGGGAGCTTTTACCAATAAGCAGCTAAAAAGATTTGGCGCGGAAGAAAGACCAGAAAGCGAAGAACAAAAAATTTTTGGTAAGAAGCGCGGCGGCGTGGTCAAGAAGATGGCTTCTGGCGGCATGACTTCTTCGGCTTCTAAACGTGCTGACGGTATTGCCACCAAAGGCAAGACTCGCGGAAGGATGTGCTGATCATGTCTGATTCAAAACAAGCAGAACTTGACGCAGAAGCGCTGGCAAAGAAAGCTAGAGAAGAAGCTCGTTCTGGCGGCACTGATGCGCCACCTACGGACGCCATGAAGCAAAAAATGGCTGATGAAAAAGACAAGAAGGCAGCAGAGAAAGCGCCGACTACCAAGACTGAAATGGGCAAACGCTTTAAGTCCGGTGGTGTCACTCGTGCGGATGGCTGCATTTCTAAGGGCCACACAAAAGGCCGGATGGTGTAATCATGATGTCCAGCCGTGGCATGGGAGCCATCAACCCAAAGAAAATACCCAAAGCCAAAGCTATCAAGATGGCTGAAGGCGGCAAGGTCAATGAAGCGGGCAACTACACCAAGCCCGGTCTTCGCAAACGCATCTTTAACAGCATCAAAGCTGCCGCAGTGCAAGGCACCGGAGCAGGTCAGTGGTCAGCCCGTAAGGCCCAACTGATGGCCAAACGCTACAAAGCTGCTGGTGGCGGCTACAAAGACTGATATGAAGGCACCGCAGAAATCCCTCAAAGACTGGGGCGACCAAAAATGGAGAACAAAAAGTGGTAAAAAATCTTCTGAAACAGGTGAGCGATACCTTCCAAGCGCTGCGATTAAAAGTCTCAGCCCTGCTGAGTACGCTGCAACGACCAAAGCCAAGCGAGCAGGAAAAGCCGCCGGGAAGCAATTCGTAGCTCAACCCAAAACGATTGCAAAGAAAACAGCAGGATTTAGATAATGGCAACCACCTCCGGCGTTTCCGCATTTAACCTTGACCTAACTGAACTGGTCGAGGAGGCGTTTGAACGCGCTGGTAGCGAGATGCGTACCGGCTATGACCTGCGAACTGCTCGCCGCAGTCTGAACATCATGTTTGCTGATTGGGCCAACCGTGGCATCAACATGTGGTCGATTGAGCCGGGGACCATCACTTTCGTGCAGGGGCAGAACACTTATGCACTGCCATCTGACACCATTGACCTGCTTGAGCACGTCATACGCACTGGTGGTAACGTAGCGTCTACACAGGCGGACTTGACCATCACCCGGATCAGCGTATCAACCTACGCCACGATCCCGAACAAAATCCAGCAGGCGCGGCCTATTCAGATTTGGATTCAGCGGTACAACGCACAGAGCTCGCCTACGGGCCTGACGCTGAACGGCACCATTACCTCTACGGCTACGACCATCACCCTCAGTTCGACTGTGGGCCTACCTGCTTCTGGCTTCATCAAAATTGACAACGAGACCATCAACTACAGTTACATCTCAGGGAATACTCTGGACAACTGCTTCCGCGCTCAGAATAACACCACCGCAGCCGCGCATACCACTGGCGCAGCCGTGTACTCGGAACAGTTGCCCGCCGTCACTGTCTGGCCAACGCCTGATGGCTCACAGACCTACACGCTGGCTTACTGGCGTCTGCGCCGTACTCAGGATGCTGGCGGCGGTGTCAACGTCATGGACGTCCCGTTCCGGTTTGTGCCCTGCATGGCAGCGGGCTTGTCGTATTACCTAGCGGGCAAGATTCCTTCAGGTTTTGAGCGCCTACCTATGCTCAAAGCCCAGTACGACGAGGCTTGGCAGAACGCCGCCGACGAGGATCGTGAAAAAGCTGCGGTGCGATTCGTGCCGCGCCAGATGTTTATAAACTGATATGGGCAATAGGTTCGCCAGTGGTAAGAACGCGATCAGCGAGTGCGACCGCTGCGGGCAGCGCTTCAAGTTAAAACTGCTGAAGAAGGAAGTTATCAAGACTAAGACGTACAATTTGCTTGTATGTCCTGAGTGCTGGGACCCAGACCAACCGCAGCTTCAGTTGGGTATGTATCCAGTTGATGATCCACAAGCCCTGCGTAACCCGCGCCCAGACCGTAGCTATGTGGCTTCGGGGCTTTTGGTAAGCGGTTATTTGGGTGAGGGCAGCAGGAATATTCAGTGGGGTTGGAACCCCGTGGGTGGCTCTAGGTTTTTTGATGATGCGCTGACGCCAAATTTCTTGGCTTTGGGTGTGCAAATTGGTACAGTTACGGTTACCACATAGGAGTTAAATATGGACGCAAAGAAAGCAGTGCGGAAGCACGAAGCAAATATGCACCCCGGCAAAGCGCCGACCAAACTGCGTGCGGGTGGCAAGACCAACGCCGACATGCTCAAGATGGGCCGTGGTTTGGCTAAAGTAGCCAACCAGAAGTCGTCTGGACGGAAAGGCTAATCATGGCTAAATACAGCAAAAAAATTGGTGGCAAAGAAGTTGGTGATGCCAGCGTCTATGCTGAGCCACACACCATGAAGGGCAAACCCGTAGTTGCGGAAACCAACCCGGGCAGGATGCCAAACCACAGCAAGTTGGACACCTATAACGTGAGCCTTGGTGCCATCAGCAAGTTTGCCGGTGAGCAGCCAGCCAAAACCTCGGGCATAAAAATCCGTGGTACAGGCGCGGCTACCAAGGGCGTGATGGCTCGTGGCCCAATGGCGTAAAGCATGACATACACCGAGCTTGTAGCGGCGATCCAGTCGTACACGGAGAATCAGTTCCCAGCTACAACTCTGGCGGACGGTTCTACCGTGTCCAGCACAACTCAGATTAACTTGCTCATTGAGCAGGCTGAGCAGCGCATCTACAACTCGGTGCAGTTCCCGTCTATCCGCAAGAATCAGTTCTCGTTGATCACGGCAAACAACAAGTACGTGTCTCTACCGGAAGACTTCTTGGCCGTGTACTCGTTGGCCTTGGTAACAGGTGTTATTGGCGCAAATTTAGACACCGGCACGTACGAATACTTGCTCAACAAAGACGCAAACTTTATCCGTCAAGCGTACCCGACTCCAAATGACACAGGCGAGCCAAAATACTACGCTTTGTTCGGGCCAACGATTCTTAATTCAACAATTACGAACGAGCTGTCGCTCATCCTTGGCCCAACGCCTGACGCCGGGTACTACGTAGAGCTGCATTACTTCTACTACCCTGAGTCGATCACCACAGCGGGAACTTCGTGGTTAGGCGACAACTTCGATACGGTCTTGCTGTATGGCAGCTTGGTTGAGGCGTATACGTACATGAAGGGTGAGACTGACATCATCGGTCTGTACGACGGTAAGTACAAAGAAGCGCTGGCTCTGGCTAAACGTCTGGGTGATGGTATGGAGCGTCAAGACGCCTACCGATCTGGTCAATATAGACAGGCAGTCACATGACCATAGCCCAGACATCGACGACCAGCTTCAAGGTAGAACTGCTTCAGGCGGTCCACAACTTTGGCCCGACGTCGCCCGACACTTTTAAGATCGCTTTGTACACGGCAGCGTCAAACATCGGCCCGGACACGACTGTATATACAACAACTGATGAAGTGGTTGGCACGGGCTACACAGCGGGCGGCAACACGCTGGTCATCTCCACGAGCCCGACCTCTGGTAACAACACGGCAAATATTCCTACCGCGTTTGTCAGCTTTGCCAACACATCTTGGGCAAGTTCAACTATTACGGCTCGTGGCGCTTTGATTTACAACAGCACGCAGGGCAACAAATCGGTGGCGGTGCTGGACTTTGGTGCAGATAAGACCACAGCCAACACTACGTTTTTAATTGAGTTTCCAACCGCCAATGCCTCCAGCGCAATCGTGCGAATTTCATAAGGACCAATATGCTTGTAACGACAACCAAAGGCGAAATGGACGACTCTCTGCTTGAAAAGCGGGAGGGTACCGTGGATAATGACAACGAATTCACCACATGGGTTGAATACTGGCAGGGGGGCGAACTTGTTCACCGCTCTGCACATGTAACTTTAAAGAAGCCTCCAACTTTTGCTGGCGGCGTAGCAGCATCTATAGCATAAAGGAAATATCATGGCCAATACTCAATCAATGTGTACCTCTTTCTTGGGCGAACTGATGTCCGCTCAACACCAATTTGGTGCCTCAACAATCACCTCGCGCACCAGCTTGACCTCTCCAACTGGAGACACGTTTAAAGCCGCCTTGTACTTGGCTTCTGCTACGGTGAACGCATCTACTACGGCGTACTCTGCTAGTAACGAAGTCTCTGGTACAGGTTATTCGGCTGGTGGCGTGACGGTAACGACCGCAACAACTCCAACGGCAACAAACGCTTCTGCTACGGCGGGTGTAGGTTTTGTCACGCCATCAGCTTCGATTACTTACACCACAGTGACCTTGCCCACGGCTTTTGATGCGGTGTTGATTTATAACTCTACGCAAAGTAACAAGGCGGTTTCTGTCCATACGTTTGGCAGTCAGACCATTACAGCGGGCACGTTTACGCTGACAATGCCTGCCAACACCACATCAACCGCGTTACTGCGTCTGGCAACAACTTAAGCGGAGGCGGCGCAAGCCGTAGGCCATGTTTGGTATCTCCGCATTTGCACAGGCTCCCTTTGCGTCGTTGGGGGAAACGTTAGGCAGTGCCGCCCTGACGGGCTTATCTGCGTCTGCTGATGTAGGCTCCGCCACAGCAAATATTACGGTTGCTCTTACGGGAGTCGCCGCATCGGGTGCAGTAGGGTCTGTTGATTCTATTGTTGAACTTGCTAGTGTTGAGGCGGTTGGTTTAGCAGGCATAGTAGCACTGTCTTTAACGGTAGCTATAACAGGGGTTGAAGCCGCAGGCTCATCTGGCACAGTAATCTACAACGAGATTTATGGGACGAGCGGTGACGAGGCGATTGGTTCAGTTGGGACAGTAAGTCCAAGCATTACAAAGGAACTGACTGGTGTTTCGGCTTCGGGCGCGGTAGATGCGGTAACTTTTACTAAAACAGAAGCCTTGACTGGGGTTCAAGCGGCAGGCGCGGTTGGGGATGTAACAGAAACAAACAGTCCGACAGAAGATGGCAACCAAGCTATAGGATCAGTTGGGACGGTTACTCCTAGCGCAGCTACAGAACTGACTGGGGTTGCAGCTTCGGGCGCAGTTGGCACAGTTACCTTTATTGAGGCGTTTGAGCTTTCTGGTGTTCAAGCTACAGGTAGCGTGGGTACTGTTGGTGTAGGTGCCAGAACACTAGCACTGACCGGGGTTCAAGCCGCAGGTTCATCTGGCACTGTGCTTGCTGTTTATTGGATTTTGGTAAATACTTCTCAAACACCCAATTGGGAGTTGGTTGAGACGGATTAAGGACACATATGGCACTCGTACTTGCAGATCGCGTAAAAGAAACCGCCACGACAACAGGCACCGGAACAGTAACGCTTCTTGGCGCAGTTACGGGGTTTCAGTCCTTCGCCGTGATTGGTGACGCTAACACGACTTATTACACAATTGCAGGACAGTCGAGTAATGAGTGGGAAGTCGGGATTGGTACGTACACCTTGTCAGGCACAACCTTAGCCAGAACAACGGTGCTGTCAAACAGCGCAGGAACACAGCCTTCCGCGTTAAGTTTTTCAGCGGGCACAAAAGACGTATTTGTCACCTACCCCGCTGGGAAATCAGTCAACCTTGATGCGTCTGGAAATGCTACCGCTCTGGGAACTCCCGTCTCGGCCACTCTGACAAACGCCTCGGGTTTGCCAATTTCAACCGGCGTATCGGGTCTGGGAACCAATGTTGCAACTTTTCTGGCTACACCGTCTTCAGCCAATCTTGCTGCTGCGGTCACTGATGAGACCGGTACAGGCGCTCTTGTTTTTGCCACCAGCCCAACCTTGACCACTCCCGCTTTGGGTACGCCTTCCGCTCTGGTTGGAACAAACATTACAGGCACTGCTTCGGGCTTAACGGCTGGCAACGTAACAACCAACGCCAACTTGACAGGCGCTGTAACCTCTGTCGGTAACGCCACCTCTCTTGGCTCCTTTACATCGGCGCAACTTTTAGGTGCTCTTACGGACGAAACGGGCACGGGAGCAGCGGTATTTGCTACCAGCCCCACCTTGGTTACCCCGGCACTTGGAACACCCTCCGCTCTGGTTGGCACTAATATTACTGGAACTGCGGCAGGACTCACTGCGGGCAACGTAACTACAAATGCCAACTTGACTGGCGACGTGACTTCCGTTGGCAATGCAACAACCCTGACTAACGCGCCTGTTATTGCAAAAGTTTTGACAGGTTACGTATCTGGGGCCGGTACAGTAGCAGCTACGGACTCCATCTTGCAAGCTATCCAAAAGCTAAACGGAAATGATGCTACAAACGCCAATCTAACCGGTGCAGTTACTTCAGTTGGTAATGCAACATCTCTCGGATCATTTACATCTGCTCAACTGCTGGGCGCACTTACTGACGAAACGGGCACAGGAGCAGCGGTATTTGCCACAAGCCCAACCTTGACCACTCCCGCGCTGGGCACGCCATCGGCGCTGGTTGGCACAAACATAACAGGCACCGCTTCGGGCTTAACCGCTGGTAATGTCACTACAAACGCCAATTTAACCGGAGATGTGACTTCGGTGGGTAACGCAACGAGTATTGCCGCAGGAGTAATTGTTAACGCAGACATTAACGCATCAGCCGCTATTGTTGATACAAAGCTGGCGACAATTTCTACAGCTTTAAAAGTTAGCAACTCAGCGACGACAGCAACATCAGCAAACACCGCCAGCGCAATTGTTGCGCGTGATGCATCAGGAGACTTTAGTGCTGGAACAATTACAGCTTCTTTAACAGGCAACGCATCAACAGTTACAACTAACGCCAACTTAACCGGCGATGTAACCTCTGTTGGCAATGCAACAAGTATTGCTGCCGGTGTAATTGTCAATGCAGACATCAACGCGTCTGCTGGCATTGTGGACACCAAGCTGGCGACGATTTCTACGGCGTCAAAAGTTAGCAACTCAGCGACTACAGCAACTAATGCGAACACCGCCAACGCAATTGTTGCGCGTGATGCAAGTGGAAACTTTACCGCAGGCACGATTACCGCCGCTTTGACGGGCAACGCATCTGGTTCAGCAGCTACGTTTACCAGCACGTCACAGAACTCGCAGTTTAATTCGGTTGGGGTTGGTACAGCCGCTTCCGGTACAGCAGGTGAGATTCGTGCAACCAACAACATCACGGCCTACTACTCAGATGATCGGTTCAAAACAAATCTTGGCAACATCCCTGATGCGCTGGCTAAAGTACTGACGCTCAACGGCTTCTATTACGAAGCCAACGAGCTTGCACAGTCTTTTGGTTACGAGAAGATTTTAGAAGTCGGTGTTTCCGCGCAGCAAGTCCAAGCAGTTCAGCCAGAGGTTGTGGCCCCGGCCCCAATCGACGAGAATTACTTAACTGTTCGCTACGAGCGCTTAGTTCCTCTGTTGATTGAGGCTATCAAAGAACTGAACGCCAAGGTCACCGCGCTAGAGCAAGTCGTGGCAAAATCAACGCAAGGATAATTATGGCAAGCACCTACTCCCCCTCGCTACGAATTGAGCTGATTGGCGCTGGCGAACAGGCCGGTACGTGGAACACCACGACCAACACCAACCTCGGCACGCTGATTGAGGCGTCTATTGCTGGATATGTGGCGGTATCCGTTACCTCGGCCAACCAAGCCTTCTCTGCGCTGGACGGTGCTGCTGACCAAGCACGAAACGCCGTTATTGCACTGTCCACAACGACCGGTGCCAATTTCAACGTCTATGCTCCCCCACAGGAGAAGACCTATATCATTTACAACACCACCGCCTTTACAGCTACGATTTTTAACTCAACGGCGATTGGTAACACAACCGCAGCGGGCGCAGGTATCACTGTTCCTGCGGGTGGTAAGGTATTGGTGTTTAGTGATGGAACTAATTTTTACAGCATAAGCGCCCCCAACCTAACCGGCGCAGTCACTTCGGTAGGTACCGCTACGTCTCTTGGATCGTTTACATCTTCTCAACTGTTGACTGCGCTTACGGACGAAACAGGTACGGGTTCAGCGGTATTTGCCACAAGCCCCACGCTGATAACTCCTGCTCTGGGTACACCATCTGCCTTGGTTGGAACGAACATCACGGGTACAGCGGCAGGTCTGACGGCGGGCAACGCCACGACGGCTGCGGCAGCTACAACGCTGGCTACGACAAATTTTTCTATCGTTGAGTCCGGCGGCAAGCTATTTTTTAAGTACGGGGCTACAAACATTGCCTCAATGGACTCTTCGGGCAACTTGATTACGTTGGCGAATATTACCGCCTTCGGCACACCATAAGGAGCGAGCATGACGCTTCCAGTCGTACCCGGCAATTCGATGTCGTTCTCTCAGATCAACACTGAGCTTGGCTTATCTTCAACTGCAACAATTTCTTTAAATGATGCCGCTGTTCGTACTCTAGCGGGTGTCGGCGCAAGCCCAGCAGCTATTGCCATTACCAATTTAAGCGGTAAGTCCAACCAGTTTGCCTTCACGATCAGCAGCAACCAGACCAACGCAAACTTACGCACTCTGGCAGTTAACGCTGGCTGGAACCAGAGCATTAAGGTTGCGGCTACTATTGCGTCTGGTGTGTATATCAGCAGCAATAATACAGGCACCCCTGCACTTACCGTTAGTGGGTCATTCCCCGGCGGCGTCGAGCTTATTAATCAAGGTTTTATTATCGGCATGGGCGGTAATGGAAATGGTAGAGATATATTCGCGCTGGGGTACGTCGGGATCGACGGTGATCCCGGTGGCGGTGCCCTTTCAGTCTCTTCCGCAATATCCGTAAACAACACAGGAACTATTGGCGGCGGCGGCGGCGGCGGCGGGAATGGCGGCTCTAGTTACAATAATAATGATTATGATCAGAAGGGTTATTTTGGCGGCGGCGGTGGTGGTGGCCGTTCTAGTAATGCAGCGAACTCTTCGGGCGGCATATCGGTTAACAACCAAGGAAACGGTGGCGCGGGCACTGTTAACGGCGCTGGCGCTGGCGGCGCAGGTGTTCCGCTTAACGGAGGCTTTAGCACTGTGCCCAACGGCGGCGCTGGAGGAAATTGGGGGGCAGCCGGTGTTAATGGAACAAGCGGCAATTACTCAGCCGCAGGTGCCGGTGGTTCTGGTGGATACGCTATCTCTGGTAATTCATATATTACATATATTGCAACAGGAACCCGACTCGGTTCAATCTCGTAAGGGAAAACAAATGAGCATCCCATACACATACCAAATCATCAATGTTAATGAAGCCGCACGTTGCATGGAGGTCGTATATTCAGCAGAAGGGCACCAGACCATGCACATTGGAGCGCGCCTGCCATTTGAAGGGGAATCGCTGGAAAAAGTCATCGACATGTATGCACCGGTCAATTACTGGATCGAGCAAAAACGACCTGTGGTGGTACCCCAAATTGGTGCTTTTGGGTTGATCGTTCCGTCCAGTAGTACCATTTCTATAACAGAACTTTAATATCTCATTAGTTTTAAGAGAAATTTATTATGCCCGATCGACCATACGTTCAAATCGGCTGCGTAGCTAATTTGTACTCGCGTCAGATGCATTTTAAAAACGCTGGCGACATTGAGCACGGCCACACACATGCTTTTGACCACCTTACTCTATTAGCCTCTGGCTCTTTGCGTGTTACGGTTAACAGCAAGGTTACGGACTTCAAAGCGCCTCATATGATTTATATAAAGGCTGAGCACGAGCACGAGCTTGTAGCTCTTGAGGACAACACAGTGGCTTACTGCATCCATGCACTGCGTAATGGAGATGGTGTTGATGACATTATTGACCCAGCCGCAGTACCAGCGGGTGTAAATCCAATGTCCTTTGCAAAACAGGTTATTTCTTTATAAGAAGTAATAGGTGCATGGACGCCCTGCCACCCACACCCCCAACGGCACAAGCTCCTGCGCCCGTATTTGAATGCGTGAGGTGGAGTTGGTCTTCAGACCGCAAAGATGTCTGGTGCTTGAAGTGGCGTGAAAAGGGCAAGCCTGAACCTAAAAAGGTAGCGGAAAGTGATTGATCCATTAACGGCGCTAGCAGGCATACAGGCAGCAGTTGCGCTGATTAAGAAGGTCAGCAAGACCGTCGATGATGTATCGTCTCTTGGCCCCGTCCTTGGCAAGTACTTTGACGCGAAGTCCACCGCCACCAAGGCGGTTGTTCAGGCCAAGAAGTCCAAGTCCTCGATGGGCACGGCCATACAAATTGAGATGGCGCTGGATCAGGCCAAGCGCTTTGAAGATGAGTTGCAACTCCTGTTTATGCAGGCGGGGAAAATCGATGTGTGGAACCGCATCAAGTCTCGTGCAGCAGCGATGGACGTAGAGTCTGCCCATGATGCACGCAGAGAAAAAGAAGCTGCGGCCAAGCGCAAGCAAGAGATGGACGAGGTTGTTGAGTTGGCCTTGTTGGCGGTTATCTTCTTCAGTTTGGTCGGGGTGATCTTGTATTTCACCATTGGCATCCTTGAGCAGCAAAGATGAGCGACGAGCGTTTAAACCTAGTTGACAAGGTGCTGGCGTATGTCAGCAGCCCGTTCCGTCTGTTTGCGATGGTGCTCATGGCTGTGCTGACCTTTGCGGGCTATTTTGTATACACAAACCAAGAGTTGTTGATAGGGGCGTACAAGGAGTCAAGAAAGATTCCCAGCATCGCTGAAGACCGCGTAGAAGACGCAGCAGCCCATCTGTTCAAGCAGTCGGGCGCACAGATCGTGGCGGTGTTTAAAGTCAACTCGATGTTTGGCACACGCATCCTGCACCGGGCCTACGCCAAGGACGGCAGGGACAAAACGAACGACGGGCTGGACGTTGGGCTGTTTACACAGAACGCAGGCAACAATTCAGATGTGGTCAAGCTCATGGCAAACGAGATTCCATGCAGTGAGTACAAGTCAGCGCAGTCAGAAATGGGTTTGTGGTACATCGCCAAGGGCGTTACCTATACGTGCCGTATCAGCGTTCCACCGGAGCCGGGCAGGTTTGTTGGGCAGATCACAGTCGGATGGGCTACCCAGCCTGAAGACATGGACAACACCCGAGCCATGCTTCAAATCGCAGCAACCATGTTATCGAGGAGTAAACAGTAATGGATTGGCTTAAACAAATCGCGCCCACAATTGCCACGGCAATGGGCGGTCCACTGGCGGGGATGGCTGTCTCGGCTATCTCCAAGGCAATCGGCGTAGACCCAGACAAGGTTGGCGACCTGATCTCCAGCAACAAGCTGTCAGCCGAGCAAATTGCTCAAGTCAAAATTGCTGAGATTGAACTTCAAAAGCAAGCGCAAGAGCTTGGCCTTAATTTTGCAAAGCTGGAAGTTGAAGACCGCAAGTCTGCGCGGGACATGCAAGCCGCCACGAGGTCAATTGTTCCCCCAGCCTTGGCTGCAATCATCACCGTCGGGTTTTTTGGCATTTTGGGGATGATGCTTTTTGGCAAGGTTGACGGCAGCAACCCAACGATCTTGATGATGCTGGGCAGTTTGTCCACCGCTTGGACGGGCATCATTGCTTATTACTTTGGCTCAAGCGCTGGCTCACAAGCCAAGACAGACCTTCTTTCTAAGGCTCCAGCAATCAAATGACACCACACTTCACCCTCGCGGAACTGACCGCCACAAGCCACCGCCAGTTTGACAACACGCCAAACGAAGCCGAGACTGCCAACCTGCAACGACTGGCCGAGTTCTTGGAGCAGGTAAAAACTGTGCTGGATGGCAAACCCATCATGGTCAACTCTGCCTTCCGGTCAAAGCAAGTCAACGACAGCGTTGGCTCCAAAGACACGAGCCAGCATAGAATCGGCTGCGCGGCAGACTTACGTGTCCCCGGTATGACGCCAGACCAAGTGGTGCGTGCAGTGATTGCTGCGGGTTTGCCGTTTGACCAGATCATCCGTGAGTTTGATGCTTGGACGCATATCAGCGTGACAAACACGCCAGACGGAGCCCCACGCAGGCAGGCGCTTATTATCGACAAAGCAGGCACTCGACCTTTTGCCTGATACGTGGGAAAATGAATCATGCCTTTACAAAAACTTCAGCTTCGTCCCGGTATAAATCGAGAATCTACTACGCTCGCTAATGAGGGTACGTACTTTGAGATGGACAAAGTTCGTTTTCGTTCAGGCTATCCAGAAAAGATTGGCGGCTGGGTTTCCGACACTGGCACATCTAATGCTACGCTAGCGCCTCCTACAGGCTCGTTCTGGGGCGTTTGCCGGTCGCTGTGGAACTGGATCACGCTGTCTAGCTACAACCTGCTAGGAGTTGGCACGAACCTCAAGTTCTATATCCAAAACGGTAGCGGCGGTACTTTTTACGACATCACTCCTATTCGCCTGACCACCACTGCCGGGGATGTAACCTTTGCTGCCACCAACGGCTCAACCACTTTGACAGTTACCGACGCCGCGCACGGAGCGCAGGCTGGAGACTTTGTTACATACAGCGGCGCAGTCACTCTTGGCGGGGTAATCACCGCTACCGTGCTCAATAAAGAGTATCAAGTAGTGTCCGTCACCAGCAATAACGTCTACACAATAACTTCTACCGTTGCGGCGAACGCTTCGGATGTCGGCAATGGCGGCAGCGCTACCGTCGGTACATACCAAATCACGACCGGCTCTGATGTTTACACAGTCAGCGTGGGCTGGGGCGCTGGCGGTTGGGGCGGTATCACCACGGGATATACAAGCACAGGTTGGGGCTCACCCGCTCCCGCTGGTGTTGGCCTTGGCACTCAGCTTCGTCTGTGGAGTCAGTCTAACTTTGGCGAGGATTTAATTTTTAACCCCCGTGGTGGTGGGCTGTATCTTTGGGAAACCAACGTCAACCCAAACATTTTTGACCGAGGCGTGCTGCTTACCGCCGGGGATACTCCAGACATTTGCAATTTTGTTATGGTGTCAGATGCCTCACGGTTTGTAATCTGCTTCGGTGTAAACGACTACGGCTCTGCCGTACAGAACCCCATGTTGGTGCGCTGGTCAGACCAAGAAGACTACACCCAGTGGACACCCGCTGTTACCAATCAAGCGGGTAGTTATACGCTTAGCCACGGCTCTCAGATTATTTCCGGCTTGCAGGCACGGCAGGAGATTTTGGTCTGGACAGACTCCGCTATTTACTCTATGCAGTACCTTGGCCCCCCGTATGTGTGGGGTTTTCAGCTGCTTGCGGATAATCTGTCGATTGTTGGCCCTAACGCAACGGCTACGGCTAGCAACGTCGTTTACTGGATGGGCGTGGACAAGTTCTATATGTACTCTGGACGGGTAGAAACCTTATATTGCCCACTTCGCCAGTATATTTACGGCAACATTAATTTGTCTCAGGCGTTTCAGTTCTTTGCTGGCACAAATGAGGGATACAACGAAATCTGGTGGTACTACTGCTCAGCTGGCTCAACAACAGTTGATAGATATGTGGTGTACAACTACCTAGAGAAAATCTGGTCTTACGGAACTTTAGCTCGTTCTGCGTGGCTGGATAGTCCTTTGCGCGTCCAACCTATGGCAACTACCTACGGGGCCCAGCTTGTGTACCACGAGAGCGGCGTGGACGACGGCACGACTAACCCGCCTTCGGCTATTAGTTCATATATTCAGTCTGCTGACTTTAATATTGGCGACGGGCACAACTACGGGTTTGTCTGGAGGATGGTTCCAGATATCACGTTTGACGGTTCGTACGTCAATAACCCGTCGGTGACCTTCACCATGCGGCCACGGCAGAACCCCGGCTCAAACTACAGCACTGCAGCAACCCCCGCAGTAACAAGTACGCAGAACTATCAGGGGCAGCGGAACTACGCGGTTCAGCAGTTCACAGAGATTATTTATACGCGAGTCCGTGGCAGGCAAATGGCGTTTAAGGTCAGTTCTGACGGGCTTGGCGTGCAGTGGCAGCTTGGCGTGCCGTCCATCGACGTGCGACCAGACGGAAGAAGGTAAGCATGAGCAACCCGCTAATCCGTGCTCCGCGTCTAGCTAATCCTACGCCCATATATGACCAGCAGTACATGGAGGCGTTACTTAGCTCTATACGCCTGTACTTCAATCAGCTGGACAACCCCGGTTCTGTGTTGGCCTCCACACAGAATATAAACAATGTGATCACTACCGCGCTTAGCTTTAGCCAACCCGACCCAACAACTCCCGGAACCCTGCGTATTAGCCTGCCAACAGAGGCTGATGAGGCTGCAGGTAGGCTCAAGACCGGAGACGTTTACTACGACACAACTTCGTTTGTGTTAAAGGTAGCGCCATGATACGATTCAAATGGTAAACCCCCGTAGCGCCGCCCTGTCTATGGTGTATGAGTCTGTAAAGCACAGGCTTACAGTTGGGCTTGAGCAGTACGCTGAAGCTGTCAAAGACTGGGATGTCATACCGCTAGAGCAAGGTGGGCAGGTGATCGGTGGGGTCTTAGCAAAAGAAAACGAAATGCACGTAGGGTACGGGGTCAAACCCAAAGGGGCTGTACGGGCACACATGAGAGCGATTTTGGAGCCTATGATTGACCGATACGGGTTCATCAAGACCAAAGTCAGCGTTGAAAATGTAAGCGGGCTGGAGTTTTGCTATCGTCTTGGGTTTACCAAGTACGCTGAGACTGACGGTCACGTATTGTTAAAGTGCAATAGGAGCGATTATGCTTATCGGAACAAAACATAGCGGCTACAGCAGAGCTAACATTCGGTTGTACTTTGACCCAGTGACGATCATGGCAGCCGCCACCACTGCTGAGACCGCTGCAGCTGTAACCGCCGCCGAGATTGCCGCCGCCGAAGCTGCCGCCGTTGCCGCCGCCGAAGCTGCCGCTGCCACCGCCGCTGCTGAAGCTGCCGCTGCCACCGCTGCTACTGAAGCCGCCGCCACCGCCGCTAGCGCTGCAAACGCTGCTCCAGCTTTTAATCCTGCTGGCATTATGGAGATTGGCGGAACTACCGCGCCGGGCGCTACACCTCTTACGGCAGAGGCAGTTAACGCCGCCGCTACGCAAGCAGGTCAACCTACTGCGCAAGAAATTTATCGACAAGCTGCTAACGCCAGCATTAATCCGGGGATAGTCAGCGATGCGTCGTCTAATTTGGCAACGCAGGGTACGCAAATGTTGCCGCAACAATCATTTGATTTTTCAAGTGTAGATAAGCTTTACAACGATGCTCTATCTAAAGGCGCTGGCCCCGAAGCCATGTCTTTTGACTCATTTGGAAATCCAGTCCCTGTAAGCAGCCCCGCATATAGCTCGGCTGACCCTACTGGTCTTGCCCAAATGGCGCTTGATGCTAATGCAGCCCCGCCCCCTTCTTCGCTAATGAAGGGCCTAAATTCAGCTATGGATTGGGCAAAAGCAAACAAGTTTGAAACAGCAGTGGGCGCATTTACGGGCGCTAAAGCCCTCGGCCTGCTTGACCCAGATGGACAAACTCCTGACGACAATTCATATGATGGGCCTTTGTCTAAGTACCGCCTGTCTCCTGACTTTAAAGGGAGCACTGCAACGCCTAACATTTACAAGCCAACGTACCCTACGTACGCAGCGGGCGGCATCATGAATGCGGGTCCTGTGCAGGCCATGTCTGATCAAAACAATGCGATGGGCTATCAGCAAGCTATGGCTGCTACAGGCGGACAAGTAGCTAACTTTGTTAAAGGCGGTAGAACCGGAAGCATGACTGATTCGCTGGACTACTACAAGAGCATGATGGACGGCAAAGCCCCTGCTGCACCTTCAGATCGGGCAGATGTAGGTATCTTCCGTGACTCAGACCCAGACACGATGTATCAAGACGCGTTGACTGCGGCTCAAATCCGCAACGCTAAAGTTAATAAGCGCGCTAGCTTGTCAGTCCCTAGCATGAAGCGCCCAACTCCTATGGGTCGTATCAATCTAGCTGCGCCCGGTATTAAGAGTTCAGATAAAGAGGACGTAAAAGAAGCCGCTGCGGGGGGCATCATGGGAGCTAGTAGTCTTGGTGGCTACGCTGCTGGTGGCAGTCCTCGTTTGCTTAGAGGCCCCGGTGACGGCATGAGCGACAATATCCCTGCTGTGATTGGCAAGAAACAACCAGCGCGTCTGGCCGATGGCGAGTTCGTAGTCCCTGCTGATGTGGTGTCACATCTGGGCAATGGCTCTACCGAGGCGGGGGCTAAGCGGCTTCACGAGATGATGAACAAGGTGCGCAGAGACCGCACTGGCAACTCTAAACAAGGTAAGCAGATCGTAGCCAGCAAGTACATGCCCAAATAAATATGCCTCTTCGTCAAGTTCAACCAAGTCAACTACCGCAGGTGTGGGCCATCGCAGCGCCTTTATTGCAAAAAGCAATTGATCTTGACCCAGAAGTGATTACGATTGAGCAAGTTGAGTACGCAGTCCGCACTGGCCGTACTTTTTTGCTTGTGTGGGATGAGCCAGATGTCGGAATTACCGGCGCAGTGACCGTTGATTTTATTGATTACCCGCGTGAGCGCGTAGCCCATGTGAACTTGATGGGTGGAAAAAGCATCGTGAGACAGCACGTTTTTGATGAGGCTAAAAACTGGATGCGGTCTTACGGAGCTACAAAAGCACAATGTTGGGCCAACGGTTCGTTGGTGCAGATGTACGAGAAGATGGGACTGGAGAACACCCATCAAGTCATGAGGGTTAAATTATGATTATCGGAACTAAGTTCAATGGCTACAGCCGTGATGGCGTGCGTCGTCTGTATATGGGCGGTGGCGGTGGCGCACCTACGCAAACTACTAGCACCAGCTACCAGACAAACATTCCTGAGTATGCAAGGCCATATGTAGATACGATGCTGGGCGCGACCCAGAAGCAGTTGTTTGAAGGCACTCCTACCGAGGGCGGCGGATTTGACATAACTGGCTTCAAACCGTATCAGCCGTACAGCACCAACCCTAGTGACTATGTTGCTGGTTTTAGCCCTATGCAGCAGCAGTCGCAGCAGACCATAGCTGGCCTGCAGGTCCCCGGACAGTATCAAGCTGCGGCTGATATTACCGGCGCTGGCATTATGGGCGCTGCCGATGTCGGCGCTCAAGCTCGTGCGTTCAATCCTATGGCGCAACAAGCCGCTGGCATGGGGCGGCAGTATCAGCAGATGGCTACCGACCCTAACGCTATCTCGGCGTACATGTCTCCGTACATGCAGAACGTCGTTGACACGCAGCAGCGCGAAGCCGTTCGTCAGAGCGATATTCAGCGTACAGCCAACATGGGTCAAGCCACTCAACAGGGCGCGTTTGGTGGTGGTCGGCAAGCCATCATTGAGGCTGAGCGTCAGCGCAATCTGGGCACTCAACTTGGCAGCATCCAAGCTCAAGGCTCGCAGAACGCCTTTCAACAGGCTCAACAGGCTCAGCAGTACGGCGCAAATTTGGGCCTTCAAGGTCTACAGACTGGCGCTGGCATCTACGGTCAGGGTTTGACTGCGCAGCAGCAGGCAATTCAACAGGCTCTGGGTGGCGCTGGTCAATTGGCTGGGCTTGGTACTCAAGCGTTGGAAGCTCAAAAAGGTATTGCTGGTCTTCAAGGGCAGGTCGGCGCACAGCAGCAGTCGCTGGAGCAGCAGAAGATCAATCAGGCCATCCAAGACTATTCCAATGCACAGCAGTACCCGCTTATGCAGTTGGGCACTATGTCCAATATGCTGCGTGGCCTGCCAATGCAAGCTCAGACTACCCAGCAATACGTTGCGGCTCCAAACGCGCTTACACAAGGTATCGGCATGGCCGGTGCTGGCGCGTCTCTTTACAACGCGTTCAACCCAACTACTGGCAAGGCTGCTGGCGGCGTAATCTCGATGGCTAAAGGCGGTATCGCCAGCGTGCCTCAGTACGACGTAGGCGGTGAAGTAGAGAGTGACCTTGAGAGCATGCCAACGGAAGCGCTTGCTAGAGAGGCTAAAGAATCTCCTAGCCCAATCATCCGTCAAAAGGCCCAGCGCATTCTGCGTGAGCGTCAGATGGAGCAAGCCCCGCAAGCACCGCAAGGCATTCAATATCAAGCGCCGCAAGCACCGCAAGGCATGGCTGGTGGCGGCATCATTGCTTTTGCTAAACCAACTGATGAAAATAATCAGAGTCTTGTTATGGACCCTGAAAAAGGCGAAGGCGATGCTACTGGACTCGACCCATTGGGAAGAACCATGGAGCAGCGTCTTGCAACGCCGCCTGCTGGTGGCATCATGGGCGCAGGGGCAACTCCGGCGGCTCCAACGGCTTCAACAGCGCCCGCTACTTATGTCCCTAAAGCCGGGATCGCTATGCAGAATGCGCCCGATATCCCTGAGTTTATGAAGGCTCAGCATGCTGATTTAGTGTACGAGGCGAACAAATCTCTTGCCGATCGTATGGCCGAGAAAGAGGCAATGTACGCCGCCAGAGGCGTAGCAGGTGTGTCTGAAGGCCAGCAGATGCAACGCGCTGAAATGATGGCTCAAAAATCCAACATGGGTGAAGAAAGACAGCGTCAGATAAATTTACGTCTGGCAGAGTTTTTTGCGGAGTGGGGATCAACTCCCGGCCCTACACTTGTTGCTGGCATGAACGCTCTCAAGAAAGCCGTACCTAATTTTGTTGCTGACGAAAAAGAACAGAAGAAACTGCGTCGTGAGATTGACAAGTCTATTGCTGATCTGGACAACTCTATGCGCCTTGAGAAGCGCGGCGACATTGATAAAGCCGATGCCGAAAGACAAAAGGCTGCTGATAAATTAAAAGATGCGTACGGGAAGTATATTGAATACGACTCGCAGCGTAAGAGAGACGAGTCAGCGGCTAAAACGTCTGCGGCTAGCGATAAATCAAGGTCTGAATCGGCTAAATTTGTTGCCGGTAAGCAATATGATGCCACTGTTGAGGCCGCAAGATTGCGTAACATCTCAGACAAAGCTACAAGCGACGCAGCTAATAGACGCGCAGACGAAGCTGCGCGGAATAACTTCCAACGTCAAGCGCTTGAGACTAAACGAGCTGCCGAAAGGCTTGAGGCTGACATTGCCAAAGAAGCTAAAGATACGATGGAGTACACCACTGCCAAACGCATGGCATCTACCACTAAGATTACCCCAGAACAAAGAGCAAAAGCAGAAAAAACAATTAAAGATTACGAAACAGGTTGGGCTACGCGGCGTCAAAATGCAAAGGATGATCAGGACCTTGCTAAAGAACAGCTTAGAGAGATTAATGAACGACTTGGATACGGCAAAAAGCCTAATAGTTCAGGTGGGGGTGGCGCTGCATCCAATCGTCCGCCCTTGAATGATCCAAGTTTGCAAAAACCATAAGGGATAGTCATGGCGTTAGATATTGAAAAGGCGCGGGCGGCTGGCTACTCTGATGCTGAAATTGTTGATTTCTTGGGTCAAGGCTCAACCTTAGATATTGACAAAGCTAGGAAAGCTGGGTACAAAGACTCGGAGTTAATCCAGCACTTTACCGCGCCTTCAACAGCTGCTCCAGCTGCTCCAGCTACGCCTGTTGCCCCTCCCCCCGCTCAAAAACAAGTAGCGGGGCCAGAAGAAGGCGACTTTATGCGCGGCTTGGGCAATTTGCCCGGTCAATTTCAAGAGACGTACGGCGGGGCTAAAACACTTGCCGGTGTACTGCTTAAAAATAAAGACCTTATCCAAGGCGGTCTTGAGTCGATGGAAGAAGGCAAATTTAAACAGACTAGCAAAGAGTCTGATTCGTTTACAGAGGCATGGAAAGCAGGCATCGGCACTGTACTTACCGATTGGCTGCCGTACCAAATAGGTTCCGGCGTTGGCAGTATTGCTGAGACTGGCGCATTTATGCTTATGGGCGCGGGCGTTGGCGCTGTTACGGGCGCTGGTGTTGGAGCTTTGCCCGGCGCTCTAGCTGGAGCAGTATCTAAGGCACTTGTAAAAGAAGGTATTAAAGAAGCCGCTGAAAAAATTGCCAAAGAAAGCGGCAAGGAAGCGGCGCAAAAATACGTTGAAGCTCAAGCCAAAAAAGTTCTTGTTAGCGCTGGCACAACTGCTGGTATGGTGTCCCAAGCTGGTATGTCTGGCGCTGGTGAAGTTACTGGACGCGCAGTTGAAGAGGCTCAGAAAGCTGGCAAAACAGCCGAAGATATTGATCTTGGTCGTGTCGTGCCCGCTGCTATCGCTCATGGCGTTGCTGATTTTCTTATAAATAAAACCGGCATTAACGCGTTAAAAATTGGTGAGAAGGGTTTTAATAATCTTGCGTTGGACATTGCTACCAGAATTGCGGTTACTGGAGCCAAACAAACCCCTGCTGAATTAATCCAAACTGCAGCGGAACGTTACGGCGCTAAGTTGTCGCTAGATGACGCAGAAGCTCTCAAAGAATATGTTGACACTGCAGCTGCTGCGTTTGGTATGTCTGTTGCCCCCGGCGGTGTCGGCGGTGCGCGTACTAATCTGTCGCAAAAATTTGCTAGAGCGGCTAAAGAAGATACAACTCCAGAAGATCAATTACGCCTTGAAAGCACAAGCGCGGCTGGCATGGTTCAAGCGCCGCCTCCTCCGCCTAGCGCTGATTTAGTTGCGGGTCTTACGCCGTCAATGCTTGGCAATGTGTCGCTAGCTAAAGTTTCCTCTGATACGGCTGAAGCGCAAACTAAAGTCAATGAGGAAGCCGCTCAAGTTCAACTTACTAAAGACCAAGTTGTCCAGAAGGCGCAAGACTACGTTGCGGGTATTGAGGCTGGCGGAAAAGTAGATAGAGATGAAGTTAACACATTAGTAAAAGAGTTGAATTTTGACCGGCCTAAAAACTGGGGCATTATGTCCAACGTGGCTAAGATAGGTCTTATTAAACAACATCTTGCACAACAAGGAGCGCTAAGTGCAGCAACTACAGGAACTGACGCAGACGCAGTTGGAACAAGCATTGATGTGGCTGGAAAGTCCGCTACGGGAGCCGCTTCCATCGGAGCTGTCCCTCCTGTCGCAGGTGGAGTGGTTTCTCCTACGGCAATTGCTGAATCAGATACAGGTGGAAAAGGAATTCAGCCAGCTGCACTGACTCGTGGGTCTGTTACGCCTGACGCGCTTCGTGCGCTGTCAAATAAACAACTGAATACTGAACTAGCTAATACTAGTCTTAGCGATGCCGAATACGGACTCATAAAAACAGAATTAACCCAACGTCAACAAGGAACCCCAAGTGGCACTACGACCTCTCAAGCCAAGCAAACAAAAGCGCAAGGACAAGCACCAGCAACCGGAACAGCAGCAACGCCTAAGAAGCTAACAGACTTATCACCTGAAGGGCAAGCGGAAGTTGCCCGTCGCCAAGCTCTCATCGCGGAGATTGAGCGGGATGGCCGAGATGCCACCGAAGAAAAGAATTACCTTAATAAGTTTTTGGCTAAGCAAGGTGTTACAGGGACATTGCCTGCTCGAAGCGAGACTAAGAGCATTAAAAAAGATTTCTTAGAAGAGGGCGAACTGCCGTACGCAGTGGAAGGCGAAGAAACGACTGGCGTAGCGCAAGACCGAGAGCGCGTGCAAGCTTACAAAGAGTCTTTGACTGACGAAAAGGGCAAGCCTAAAACCATTCCTGATTACGATATCAGCGAAGGCGATCAGCAACTGTACAACGAAATGCGGGATGAAGTAAATCCGCAGGTTAAAGCTGCTAACGAGACGCGTAAAGAACTTGCCGCTGCGTATGAGGCTGCTCTTGAAAAATACAATCAAGCGCCAGAAGATCAAGAAAATGCAGCGTTTGAAGCATTGAATGCCGCTGAAGATGCGCTGCAAGAACACGGGCCTACTCAGCGTGAACTGCCTGAGTACTCAAAGAAATTTGCTGCTGACTACAAAGACATTTATTTTGGCAACATCACCGCCGGTCCGCTGGTAGATGGCAAAAGGGCGTTTGGTAGTAGCAGGCGTGAACATCAAAAAGCCGCCGCTGCGCTGCTAGAGTATTTGCAAAAAACAGGCGGAAGCAACAAAGAAAAACTCACTGCTGAGCAACGCCGCGCCGTCAATCAATATGAAGAAGGCCGTAGCGACTACAGCAAAATCTTTGGCGTTGAATTCCCGAGCTGGTCCAAGCTAACTCAAGAACAGAAAAATATCTTCTTGGATAGCGTGCCTACTTTAGCTGGCGCACAGCAGACCATAGCCTTTGCAAAACTTGCAAATCAACTTGTCCAAGACAACAGCCAGCTGTCTGAAGGTGAAAAGCGCGAGAAGCAAAACACTATTGACCGCCAAGAAGAGGTGCGCCGCAAGTCTGAAGAACAGCAAGAGCGCGACCGCAAGAACCGTGAAGATATTGATCGCACTAAAGGGTCTGGCAGCACTTTACCTCCCGCCGTCATTAAAATGGTTATGGACGGGAATTTGCGAGGTGTCCTAAAGTACATGAGCGAAGTTAAGTTAGGCATTAGTGCAACGCCTACTAAACGAATCATGAAGGTGGTGGCGCAGGCTCTTGACGCTATGAATCTTGACACCAAGATTGTAATCGTTGAATCCTCAAAGATTGACGGGGACTTAGCGCAGTACGACCCAGCTAATGACACCATCTATATATCTAGAGAAGGTCTGAGCAGCAACACTATATTGCATGAAATTGTCCATGCCGGTACGGTCAAGGTTATCAATGAGTATTTGTACGGCAACAGGGGCTCTTTGTCTCAGTCGCAGTTAAATGCTATCCGCCAGTTAGAACGAATCATGGAGGAGACTCGTGATTCACTTGCTACAGACCATCCCCAAGCGTACAAAAATCTGTTTGAATTTGTATCCTATGCGTTAACCAGCGATCAACTACAAAAAGATTTACACGAAGAATCCGCCGCTTCTGCTGGGGCAAGACAAATATCGCGGAAAATTTTTGGAGATACAAGCGAATCTGTAGGCACAAACTTACCTGAGAAAAAATCTCAGTGGTCTAAATTTAAATTGGCGGTTGCGGGCCTTCTTAAAGTACGTGATATCTATCTGACAAAGAGTGGGAACTTAAGCAAGGCGGTAGAACCCAATTTTGTGATGGAAATTGCAGCGGCGTTTGACGACATTATTTCCAAACCGACTGAGCCAATCTACCTTCCATTGCTGCCTGCTACAGCGCCTACTGGCGCGCCCGCGCCTTCAGCGCCTAAACCTATAGAGAAGCACAAAGCTGAGTTAGGCAAGCACAACTCTGCGTACGATCTTCCGCAAGAAGATGCGCCTATATCGGTAGCAACTAGGATTTACCGTTCGTGGAACAACATCAACACTTGGAGAAACGCGGCGCGTTTATTTCAAGATGATCGCTACGCCATTAAAGCGCACGACAATATTTTATATATGTCTGGCAAACTTATCCGCGAGGGTAAGGACACAATGAACAACGTCTACGATCAGATTGTGACGGCTGTTGGTGACGGCAAAAACTTCTTTAACGCATTTGTTAGCGAACCCGCCAGAGAGCTTGACCGCGCTGTAAAAGAGTTTGCTGATGGTGCGGGGTTTAAAAAGGTCAAACAGGCAATTGAAGAACTGCATAAAATTCTTGAAGCGGTGCATGAGCCAGAGCGCCGCATGGTACGTTACCTGTTGTCCGTTCCGCTTAGCCTTAAAGCTTCGCTTATGCACAACGGCAAAATGATTAGCGCCGCCGCACGCCGCAGTGACATCCTTAAACTGTTGGATAACTACACCTTGACTCAAGCGCAAGCTAAGCAGCTGCGAGAAGAGTTGGAGACAATCGTCTTTGAGAAAGACGCCAATGGTAGCTTAGTGCTTGACACCGACGGCAACCCAAAACCAAATATGACGTTTGTGGACCCTGCTGGAGACACATACACGCCACGCAAACCAAAAGGCAAATTTCTTAAGCCTGACATCAAGTACGATTCGGACTCCTATACCGCAACTGGTATCAATTTAGCTGATGCTA